AGTGGCAAAACAAATGTATCAATAGGTGGTATTATAAAAAAAGTTGGGTTAGCATTAGGAGTTAGTGCTCAATCTGCTAAAGATTTTAGTTCTCCAGATTTTGATCTACAACAAATACAATCAGCTTATGAAGCAGATGGTTATGTAAGAGGTGCTGTTGATAAATATGTAGATTTAATATTTAAATCAGGTTGGCAAATTACAGGAACTAATCCTAAAGCTGTTGAGTATATAAAGACAAGATTTATGTATATGGCTGAAGTAACTGGAATACCAACAGATGTTTTATTTAGTGAAATAGGAGAATCATTTGTAAAGTTTAATAATGTTATTATTGGTAAAGCAAGAACTCAAGATAAAAATACTTTACCTCCTAAAAATCAAATAAAAGGAATGGATGGTCTTGATCCTATTGGTGGATATTATATATTACCGATACAGACTATTCAAGTTAAACGAGATAAGAATGGAATTGTTAAAGGATGGCAACAATTAGTTGATGGTCAAGATAAACCTGCTAAATTTAAAGTTGAAGATATAATACATATGTATTATAAAAGAGAACCTGGTAAAGCTTTTGCTTATCCTTCTTTATTAGCTGTATTAGATGATGTAAGGGCATTAAGAGAAATAGAAGAACGTGTATTACATATGATATTTAGACATGTTAATCCTCTTATTCATACTAAGGTTGGGAATAAAGAAAGTCCTGGAACTGCAAATGAAGTAGAAACTGTTCGTAGTGAAATTGAAAACATGAGTATTGAAGGTGGTATAGTAACTACAGATAAAGTTACTATGGATACTATTAATACCAGAAATACATTAGCTGTTGAAGTATATTTAGCTTATTTTGAAAAAAGAGTATTTACTGGACTTAATGTTAGTGAAACAATGATGGGTAGAGGAGCTACTTCAAATCGTTCAACTTCTGATAATCAAAAAGAAGAAGCTGTAGATAGAGTTAAAGCTTTTCAAAAGATAATAAGAGTCTTTATAAATAATTCAATTGTAAATGAGTTATTAAAAGAAGGTGGATTTGATCCATTAAATAATCTTAATGATGTAGTTGAATTTGGTTTTAAAGATCCTGATATGGATAGTAAAATAAAACAAGAAGCACATGCTGTATTTAAATATCAAAACAATGCTATTACAGAAAATGAGATGCGTAATGAAATGGGTAAAGATCCTATTGTTGATGCTGATCGTAAATTATTATGGTTTCCACAATATAGTAAAAGCACTAATATGCAAGCAAGTAATACAATACAACCAGAAAATCAATCAGGTAAGAAGACCTCTCCAAAGAAAACAACTAATTCTTTAGAAGAAATTAATAACAGTTTATTAGATAATATATTTTTATTTGTAGAAAATATATATAATAATAATGATAATATAGAAAATTATATTAAAGATATTAATAATTTTGTTGCTATTAGTGAAAATAATACAATAATTTCAGTTATTGATAAATTTGGTATAGACAAGTATAATAAAAGTAGGAATAATATAAGTAGTATGTTTAAGAGTTTATATGATAATATACTTGATACTATTTCTGAACTTCAAACTATTAATATAACAAAGATTACTATATCAGCAATAGTTGATATATTTAATACTGAATTAAACATTATATTAAATGAATTAGGAGAGGAGGAATAAATAAGTGAATAAAACAAATGGATGGATACAAGATACATTTACGATTAATTCTAATAGTGTTGTATTAAAAGATTCTATTGGCAATGTTTTAGATAAAGATAATTATTCTAACATTACTGATGGTATGGGAGGTATGGATGCTGGAGAAGATGGACCTAAATGTATAACTGTTGAAATAGAAGCTACACATACTGGTATAACTAAAAACTATACAGAATACATAGCTGAAAACATGAAACGTTCAGCACCAACATGGACTGCACCTTATAACAAACCTGTTTTAAAAGATCACAATACATGTTGTGATACTTTAGGTAGAGTAAGAGAATATGAATTCATGAAATCCACATTGGCACCAGATAAAGATACAATAAAATTAACGTTAGAAATAACTGATGAAGATTGTATAAAAAGACATTTAAATGGAACTGCTTTAACTTATAGTATAGGTGCTATTGCTAAAGAAGTTTATTGTAGTATATGTGGAACTGATATTATTAATTCTGAAGACTTTTGTGGTCATATGAAAGGTAACAAATATACTACTAAAAAAGAAGGCGATAAAGGAAAAGGTGTAACTGAAACTTGTATATGGCAGATAGGTGATATGGAATACATAGAAGTATCTGAAGTAAATGTTCCTGCTGATGAATGGGCACAAGTAATCAATGTTACAATTAAGGAGCCAGATATGATGAATGATCCTAGTATGGACCCAGAAATGGATTCTAAAGATTCATTAGAAATACAAGAAACTAATATTACTGATTCATTAGAGTTAGTAGATGAATTATTAGATAATACTGTAACAGCAGATGAAGAAATTGCTATTACAGAAATCACAGATGAAGTTATAGTTGTTGATGATACAATGAAACTTTTGGAAGATAAGGTTAATACATTAGATTTAGAACTTAATGAAACTAAAACCAAATTAGCTTATGCCGAGGATGGCCTAGCCAAAGCATTAGAATCTAATAAAGTATTAGAATCAGAAATGTCTATACTTAATGATAAAAATAAACATATTAACACTGTTAATATCGAATTAGCTAAAACTATAAAAAGGATATATGCCGATTCAATATTAGATGGTAAAATTAGAGTAGGTCAAATATCAGACAGCGAAAGAGAAACAGAACTAAACAATATTATGACTAAAACAGCAAAAGAACTTTCAGATATATTAATTAAACTTAAAGTTGATGAAAAAAGTAATATTTCATTACCTAAAGTTACTCAAGCTAATATAGGTGAAGATGGTGCTTTGAAATTTAGTCAAGATAAAGTAGATTTAAATGAAAAAGAAATTATATCTGAATCAAAAACATTAACTAGCCAAGATGCTGTTAATCAGATATTAAATTTAAGAGGAGGTAAATAAACATGGCATTGTTTACAGGAATGAAAAATACTTTAAAACCAGATTCTAGAAGTAGAGTAGGTGGTTTTCAAGTTAGTGAACACAATACACCAGCAGAAAATTGGGTGACTGATCCATTATTGCCTGTCGTTTTGAAAAACCCTTATGGTGGTCCAGGAATGGAAGACGTACAAATACCTATGGGAAGACTAGTAGCAGTAGCGGAACCAGTAGAAGTATATACAGGTAAAGTAGCAACAGTTCTTACTTTAGCTAACGGAACTAATCCAGTTGTTGGAGCAGCTCCATTTAACTATTGTAAAGACTTATCTTCAAGTGATAGATTCGGAGGTAATGCTCCTACTATAATTACTGATAAAGTAATTAGACTTCCATATATTCCAGATTCTACTTCAAGTGACTTAACTCAATTCGGTCATGCTACTGGAGAAGGAATTACAATCGGTGATAGACTTAAACCTACATCTAAAGGTCAATATACTAAATGGATTGAAGGAACAGATTCTATAACTCAAATAGTTGGTCAAGTTATTGGTAAAGACTTTAATCAAGAACAACTTGGTTGGTTGAAAATGGCTATGTGGTCTGAAATGGCTAAATATGACGATGAAATTTATAACAGTTATTATAATCAATCTCCAAATCCTAAACCAGGATACGGTGTTCCTTATAGTGAAGCTTACAAAACTGGTCTTGTTAACATGGAAAAATACGGTTATTTAAATAGCCAATGGTTATTAAATACTGGTGTTCCTGGATTAACTGATGGTAGTGGAAGAAGTTTAACTAGATTCACAGCTAAAGCTCTTGGAACTGTTCCTGCTTTAACCGCTGATGGAACAGTAATATTAATTCAGATGAAAGACGAAACAGGAATTGGCAATTTAGTTGATGTTATTAATTCTACTGATGCTACTAAGAAATTTGTTTTAAAAGTAGACGGAGTAGAAATTGAACAAGGAACAGCTAATGGTCAATACCAAATTAACTATAAGACTGGGCAAATAGCGTATAAAGCTCTTGCTACAGCATCTGGAAAAGCTATTACTTCAGATTATTGTGCATATTTCTATGGAACTCCAAGTTATATAGACTTGAAGGGTTGCATCGGACAATTCACAGTATTGTTGAAAATGTAAGAAGTGGAGGATAAAAAACAATGAGTATAATTCTTGATAATTATGATATAGATACAAAAAAACTTTATGAAAGCAATGATGAAAAAGCAACAACTTTCTTAAGAGAACAAAATGCTATTCAATCTAAAATTTCTGCTCGTATGACTTTAAGTGAGGATGAAAGAAATAAATATGTTCTTACTAAAGAAGATACTGAACTATTCGCAGCATTTAAACAATTAGCTGAAGGTAATGAA